TGTCGGTCCAATGTCACCAGTTGCTCCTGTCGGCCCAATGTCACCAGTTGCTCCTGTCGGTCCAATGTCACCAGTTGCTCCTGTCGGCCCAATATCACCAGTTGCTCCTGTCGGTCCAGTTGCTCCAGTTGCGCCTGTCAACCCAATGTCACCAGTGTCTCCAGTTGCGCCTGTCGGTCCAATGTCACCAGTTGCTCCTGTCGGTCCAATGTCACCAGTTGCTCCTGTCGGCCCAATGTCACCAGTTGCTCCTGTCGGTCCAATGTCACCAGTTGCTCCTGTCGGTCCAGTTGCTCCAGTTGCTCCTGTCGGTCCAGTGGGTCCAGTGTCACCAGTGGGCCCAGTTGCCCCGCCTCCTCCACCTCCTGCCCCGTATTCAAATTGGCGTGTCAAATTATTGTATATAATGGTCTGCCCATTACCTGGAGATCCCGTTGAAAGAGGTATGGAATTGATAAGCAACGCTTTGTCTATTTTAAAATCATTTGAAAAATTCAAGTTATTACTCATTTTTTTCCATCCAGAATAAAATTTGAATTTAAGTTAACAAAGGACAACCTGATATAAAAATGGAGAATACGTCGCAATTGATTGAATTATTAAACGAGCTTAAAGCTCCTAATGATCCCACGCATACACATGTTTCTATGGGGACTCCAAGAGGGATTTACAACATAGGGTCGAAAATGAAAGAACTTTGGGAGCGTTATGGTTTGGCAAAAACCCTTGGCCAACCAACATATCTGGCCGAAAACCCGGGAAAGGAAGTCCCTATCCTTGTTGATATTGATTTGAAGGTGAAAAAATCTCTTCTCGTCGACCCTGTTTCAAATTTATATACGTGTGATCAGGTTAAACAGGTGATTGGAGCATATCAAAAGGCTATTCGCGATGTTGTAGACAGTCCAAGAGATGAAGCGTTTACTTGTGTTTTATTAGAAAAAGAGCCATATGAGGTTGAAATTGCCGGTGAGAAATATGTCAAGAATGGGTTCCATCTCCATTTTCCAAAGATATTTCTTGACAAAAAAGTTCAAGAGGTGTACATAATTCCAATTGTAAGGAAACTTATTCCAGATCTGTTTGAAAACATAGGCGTTAAAGATTTTATAGATACAAATTCGCTAAATGTTCATTAGTTGCTATATGGGTCTAAAAAACAAAATGCAAGCAAGCCATATGTTGCAACAAAATGCTTCTTGAACCATGTGAAAGAGGTTAGCCTTGAAGAAGGTCTTTCAGATTATAAAATTAGTAAATATCCAGGTGAAGATACAATTTGTTGCAAAACCAATGTTATGCGGCTTTTACCAAGAATCTTGTCTATTTTTCTATACAATCGAGCAGACTATTACTATTATGACCCGAAACCAAGCGTCACAACCCCGCTCTTTGAAGAGTTTAAGAAGATTAAAGCCAAGAGAAAGGAATATGATCAGCTGTCAGTTGACAAGGCTCTTGAGGAAGCACATGTGCTTCTAAATATGATGAACGATAACAGAGCGGATGATAGGTCGACATGGTTCCGTGTAGGATGTTGTCTGTGGAACATAACGCAAGGAGATGATGATGGGTTGACATCATGGTTAGAGTTTTCAGAAAGAAGTGACAAATTTGACGAGAGCGAATGTCTCTCCATGTGGCACAAACAAATGCGTCCTAGTAATTTCACGATTGGAACATTAAAATATTATGCTCGCCAAGACAGCCCTAAAGAATATGAGCAGATGATTAATGAGAAGACCAACAACTTAGTAATCGAAGCGGTGAACGGATGTCACAACGATGTTGCGAAAATATTATTGAATGAATACGGAAATGAATTTAAATGTGTGTCAATAGCGGGAAAAGAATGGTATCAATTCAAAGATCATATTTGGAAATCAATTGATCGTGGTACAGCCCTCAGAGAACGTATATCTTCAAACGACGGAATTATAGTGAAGCAGCTGAATGCTAAAAAACACGAGTTCCAATCGTTACTATCTGATACTGAAGACTCAGACGAACACAAAGAAATTGAGAAACGAATCAAGAAAATTAACGATTTGATCAAACAATGTAAATCAACCCCGTTCAAAAATCATGTAATGGTAGAGTGTCAGGAAGTTTTTTACGACCCAGATTTCCACCGACTATTGAATAAAGACCCGTATTTAATCGCTTTCAAGAACGGCGTATATGATTTTTCGAACGATGTTTTCAGAGATGGCAATCCTGAGGATTACCTGTCGGTTGCTCTTCCCATCGAGTATATTGATTACGGTTCAGTGGATCACCCGAAGATTATGATAGTTGACGACTTTTTCCAGAAAGTTTTCCCAGATCCTGATATTCGAGAATATTTTTTAAATCAAGCGTGCCGTGTTTTTGTCGGAGGAAACCATAATAAAGTTATGTTGTTTTGGACTGGCACTGGAAATAATGGCAAGACTGTGACACAAACCCTGTTTGAAAAGATGATTGGAAAACTAGCTATTAAATTTAGCACAACCCTCATTACTGGAAAGAAAACCCAGACGGGTAATGCAAACCCCGAACTCGCAAGAGCTGGAGATGGTGTTAGATGGGCGGTAATGGAAGAGCCAAATCCAGACGAAATGATAAACACTGGTACGCTAAAAGCTCTGACAGGAAATGATTCTTTCTGGGCAAGAGATTTATTCCAGCGCGGTAAAGAAACAAGTGAAATTCAACCGCTTTTCAAATTACATATGATTTGTAACAATCTGCCAGCAATAAGAGACGCGGATAAAGCTACATGGAATCGCATTCGTGTCATCCCATTTGAAAGCACGTTTTTACCGGAACATGAATGTCCAAGTGATATTGACGATCAGATTGTTCAAAAGAAATTTCCAATGGATAAAAACTTTGCTGATAAAATCCCAGAATTGACACAACCACTCGCATGGTATTTGATTCAAAGATGGAAAGCCACGAACAAACTCGACCACGTAGAACCCGAAAAGGTAAAGGTTGCAACAGATGTTTATCGCCAAGACAATGACATCTACAAACAGTTTGAAAACCAATGTGTATTTGAAAAACCTGGCTCCAAATTATCACCAGCGGTGTTGTATGCACATTTCAAAGAATGGTTCAAAGAAGAATGCCCAAACCAAACAGTCCCACCGCGTGTTGTTGTAATCAAACAATTCGTATTATTATGGGGAGAACTGACCGGTGGAAAACACTGGGTGGACAAAACATGCAGGGACCCAACACCCGACACTGGAACCACATCTGTCGCGGAGAAAAGACTTACAGCGCGCAAAAACCCAATGTTATAATAATCAAAAAATTGAAATTTTAAGTTCCAAAACGAACTTAAAATTATCAATATGGAATCATTGATTATCTCATTTTTAAACAAAAACCTTGCCCCAAATCTTTGCCGAAGATTTAATCTTGACATTGACGAGGTTGTCGAAGAAATTGAAAAAATGAAGACTCTTATCCCAGCCAACATCTCATCTGGGTATAGTTCCACTATTACAAACACTTCATATCTAAATCTTACCGTTAAACAACTGAGAGAAATCGCATACGAAAAAGGGATAAAAGTTCCAGTCAGGATCAAGAAAGATGATATAAAAATCCTTCTCGAAAATCACGATAATGGTGTCGTTGTAGACAAAAAAGAGCGGAAAAAACAAATTCTCGAAAATCACGATAATGGTGTCGTTGTAGACAAAAAAAAGCGGAAAAAAGTTATTAAAATAGACTCAGAAATCTGGATAATTGGAAAATTATTAGCAAAAGGCGGGTTTGGAAGGGTTTATGAAACAACATGCGATAACTTCACCGGGGAATTTGTTGTCAAAGTTGAACGAAAAAGCAAATTCTCAACTCTTCCAACCGAAAAACACATATACGATCTACTGCGCCACGATGAACGCGAATTCAATATGGTTGGATACTACGAGGATAAAAATTTCCACTACATGGTTTTACCAAAACTCCAGTACACTCTTGATTTTTGCTTCGTTAATCTTGAGAATGTTGACAACCTTATTAAAGATGTTTGGGTCTCAATAAATAAAATACACAAACTTGGCTATTGTCATCTAGACATTAAACCTGAAAACATCATGTATTCGGAATTGTTGGAAAAATGGTGTGTTATCGACCTGGGTCTGTGTAAAAAAATAACCCAAAAAGAATGTGGCTTAGTTGGAACATACGATTTTATGTCTAGAGGAGTACATGAAGGAAGATTTAATAAGAAATCCGATGTTGAATCTTTGTTGTATTCTGTTGCATATGCAATTGGGGTGGACATGGAATGGCTGGAAATTAATGAAAAAGAAGATAACTTTGTAAACAAGATCTACGAGGCCAAGAAAACCTTTATGGAAAATATTGAAACTACCTTTAAACCCTTTATGCACATTAAAGGTATTGAAAAGATGGTAAAATATTTTAAAAGCGAAGAAAGTTACGCGTCATTTAAAATCTAGACAGTACATCTTCAAGAATAGATGCCGAGTGAACGAGCGAATGAACGAACGAGCGAATGAACGAGAGAGTGAATTTGTGACCATGTGGTCACAAATTAACAAGCGTGTATATAAATATTTACAATTCCTACATTGCTTTTACATTTCAAATGAATTGGTTTTCCAGTTTCAACAAATGCATCAATTGGTTCGTTTACAAAAGATCTGAGTTTGCTTATTCTACTAAATTGTTCGGAAGAACATATTTGTGAAAATAGTTCTAAATCGTCCAAGTTTTTTTCTCCAAACATTGATGTTTTCTTGGAAATTCCCGTGTCATTTGAAACAACAATTTGCCCACATGATTTGACTATGTTTATTGTGGGTGTTGTAAAAGAGCTACAAAGCTGGCTGAAATCAGCTGCAGAAATCTTAACAGGATTTACTGAATATTTATCGTGATCAAGAGGTGTAATATTTTGAATTGTTTCTATACTTCCTTCCCATACCTCTTGCCGGTTGTCGCTTCGTCTTTCAAATTCGAAAACAAACGGTTTTGTTTTGTGACAAATTTTCATTGTAATAACATCTTTATTTTTGACAAATTTGAAAAATTCTTTGTTGATATTGATACCAAGCCCTACATACATCGGCTCTTCTTCGTCAAATATGTATTCGTCGAAATTCTGAGCAGGAAGAAAAACATCAATTATAATGTTTTGTGTTGTTCTATGTTGTAATCTTAGACCTTCTTTACATATTGAAAAACACGCACTTGTCATATTTTGAAACAAAACTTCAAAGAGTGATTTAAGTTTGCCGGAATGTCCTGTTTTTGCGTAAAACATTTTTATGTTTTTATGTTTTCCATAAATTAAAACTTATCATACATTTCTCTGTTTCGCATATCTAATAAACGCATTATTTACTTTCAAAAAATGTAGCGATCTTGCAGTTGGAATATTATTCGATATTGCAGCTGCATCAGCTATCAGTTTTAAAGTTTTATTGTTAACCTTGTCAAGATTTTTAACAATTTTAAAATCCGACTTACACGCATCCAATATGCTGGACCACTGTTCAAATGGAGACACGACATATGTCAATGGTAATAGTGATTCTTCGGGTTCTAAAAAGTCGAAATCTGGAAAATACTCAAGACCCACATCATTAGTTTCAGATTTTTTAAATCCAGATTTTTTAAATATAACATTGTCGTCGTCACCGTCGTCGTCGCCGTCACCGCCATCACCATCCCCATCACCATCAACGTCGTCTTCGTCGTCTTCGTCTTCGTCGTCATATCCGAAAACCTCGGCTTCTGAATCAACGTCGTCTTCAATCTCGTCATCATTAAAATATTCAACTAACGTGCCGTCATCTAACGTGCCGTCATCAAAGACTATGTCCATAAAACGTGTTTCATTTGTTATAGGATGCACCCATTTTACAGCCCAATTTACATTTGGTACGTGGACTTTTGTAAATCTGGTTTGGAATTCTGGTGATAAATTAACGACAATATCTTTCAAATCTATTGATTTTATTCTACCTCGCCTATCATCGTTCTCATCTCCGATAAATATCGACAGGCAGTCAATTGTGAAAGGTGACATGGCAAATGGCCGACCGTCAATTTTAACAATTCTATAATCAGACGCGTCATTTTTAGGTCTTTTTTCTTTCCGAATTTTGGACTGAAGATCTGACCAATCGATGTCGTCTAAGGATTTAAAAGGGTGATCGGGTTTTAAAACTTTCTTAAAATCATTCCAGAAGTTGTCTCGAAAAAGCTGATCCGATGTTGTGAGATGTGGAATGAAAAGCCGCGCATACTTTTCTTCTAGATGACTTAATTTGTACGAACCAAGAACCGAGTGAAGGAACGGCGGCTCGGGGACAACATATGGTCCTAAATGTTCAATATGATTCCATTTAGGTGTAATAGATGGGTATCTTAAGAGTCCTTCAATTTTTGGAAGTTGCAACGTTGTCGCGACAAAGATTTCTTTATCTCTGTGGTTTTTTAAAAGTATACACCCGTCAATAGAGCCGTCTTCATTTTCGTTTACAATTTGAAAAGATGCGTCAACTCTGCTATAATAATTTTTTAACACATCTAAAACGTTTTTTTGAACAGCGCTAAAACAAAATCTTGCCATTTTATTTGAAAGTGGATTTAATATTTCATGTTGAATTCAACATGAAATACTTCACACGACAGTGTGGGTCACAATCTTATAATATCCTCGTTGTTTGATCTGTTCAACGACTTTTTCAAATTTCATTCTTATGTCATATTGATCATTTACAAAATGATCACGAGTCGACTATGTGCTGTTTGTACATCTGAGACGTTCAACCTCTGTTTTATAAGTCATAAGGTCGTTGTTGAATTGACCAATGTTTGCGTTTAATGGAAGTGGAAATTTAAATGGAAAACTGAAATGAGAAGTGTTGACAAACGATTTATGGATTTATTAAAAATAATCAAGTAGTGTTTTCACATTTATTGTGAAAGCAGCTGTGATTTGTTTCATGTTAATCCTGAGTCTTTGCGTTCAGCTTTCTCCTTGGCGATTTTTCCATCCTTTCAAAACATGTCACCTACAGGTCTCCCGGAATTGTACGTTGCCAGACGGGATTTCAAAAGAGACCTGGATTTTACACCGCCGATCTTGAAACGATTTTGTCTTGCATAAGCATTTGTAGTGGCAATGTAGATGATTTGATCTTTCTGACGAGATTTGATGATGGCTCTAAGCTTGTTTGTAAAACGTTCTGCTTTCTCAAGTTCCTGAGTTGTCTTTTCTCTTTCTTTCGTTTTCAAGTTCTTTTTCTAACCGATAGACGCCATGCTTTCGAATTGACGGCAGAATTACTTCAACCACTAAATCCTGAAAAGCAAATGAACTTTACTTCTCATGATAAGCGAGTAGAGACCAGCCTTGCTGATGTACACAGCTTTACCTGAATGATAGGTTAAATTTTTAAGGTTCCCTGAACCTAATGATGTGGTACCCACCTCATCACTCAATGTTCTTAGGTCTTTTTTATGTCTTACATCAACATGGTCTCGAAGAGCTTTCATGATATTAGAGTATTCCAAGATCTCACAGACGTCTTTACCACAGAAGTAGGGATCTTCATAAGTTCCTACGATTCTAATTTTCTGATTTTCTGATTTTTCTTTTCGCCGATTCGAAACATGCGAAATCTCCTGATAAATTTAATAATGGGGTGAAAAACTGACTGCATTTTTTAATAGTTTTTCGTTTTCATAACTCAATAATTGGCAGGTGAAAAACTGACATTTATTTTATGACATCTGTCATAAAAATCGCGGAACCATTTCATTTTGTCACAATCTTATAATATCCTCGTTGTTTGATCTGATCAAGGACTTTTTCAAATTTCATTCTTATGTCATATTGATCATTTACAAAATGATCATTTTGTATTCCCACTGCAAGCATCTGATCCAGAGAATTGATTAATGAATTTAGATAATATTCAGTGTCGATCTTGCGAACCCATGAATATTTTTTAAACGTGTCAAAATCTTCTAGACGTTCACCAAGTGTTGCATTGCGGGAATGTCGTTTGACAACCACAAATTCAATTCTAGATCCAGCGCTTACAGGAATTCCTCGGTTTCGCATTCGTTCTGCTAGTTGAACATGGGCGGGACATTGAGAGATGTAGAAATCTTTTTCACTTCGGCCCTGTAAAACCAAGTTCTTAGCATCAATATCGTCAGGAAGTCGTTGTCTTACTTTATAGTCGCCCAATTTACTATGGTCTCCAATATCGCCCTCGGTGTCCCCAATTGATTTTGTGATGACGTAATCTTTATAATCCAAAACATTTCTAAACAAATTATTTATATACTCTATCACTTCAAATTCTATTTCAGCTTTGGTATTTCGATCAAAAATCATTTGAGCGACTCGTTCATAAATTTTTCTCATCATACCTGAATTGTCTCTCCTGGCTAATATAACGCCTTTTTTACCTATTTTTTTATTCAGATTTCCGTCACGATCTATCTCTTGGTACATATAGCGTTTCTTTGACAAGATCAAGAACCGCTCATAAATTGTTCCTTCGAATTCTAGTTTCATTGGAGGTGGGAATTCTTTAGATATCCCATCTGCAACTTCTATTGCGTAATCCCACGTTTCTTGAATAGTCCTCTTTTGAGGAAACGTGACATAATTGCTGTCGGTGTCTCCGTATATTAATTCGCCTCCCCATTTTTCAACAATTGTTTTGGCGGTTTTTTCGATGCTTTGCCGCCCGAAATAAGTAATACACATTGCGCCTGGCATAAAGGGTAAATACCCCTTTCTGACACCCATAGCGCCATACATACTATTTGCCGAAACTTTATAGGCCAACTGTTCCTTGTCATAAACCAGTTTTTGTTCAGGAGATGCCGTCTTCATCATTTTTTTCACACTACTTCTAGAGTCTAATAAATTTTGAATGATTGTAGGAATTACCCCTTTTTTTACGTGGCTTTTTAAGAACCTGTAATATCGTTTAGCGCAAATGTTTCCACATATCTTATTCCCGTTTTCATCCTCGCGATCCGACGGTTTAGATTTATTGAATTCGCGACGCTCTTTTTGGAAAGGTTTTTGTTTCGATCTTTCAATATTGATAAGATCCTGAATTTTTGATTTTTCGTCTTTGACTTTCGTTCCGGGAGGGATATTTTTAGCGGATATTGAATCGCGTTTTTTCATCAAGTCTTTGATCGTGAGTTCGATTTTGTTTATCTGTTCAGTAAGTTCTTTCACTTTGATAACCTTTGGATCGTGTTCACATCCAATATGATCTTCCCAGTCGAATACGTTGCAGTCTTCATCCGGGACAGAATCATCAGCTATAGTCGAGTAACAAATGTTCTTTGAAATAATAATTGACGGATAAAGCGAAGAGAAATCAAGCGGACAAACTCTGTTATAATATCCCGGAACAGGTTCAAAAACGTATGCCCCGGTGTATTTGTCGCTTATTTTTGTACTGTACCCGTCAGTATCTACAACAATATTTTTGTTCAAACAATATTTATAGACTTGTGAAAATGTTTTGATCTGCTGTCCTTGTGTGTACAATGTGAACATTGAGACATTGCATACTTTTGCCATCTCGCTTAGGGCAGTCCACGTGTGAAAATAATTTATTAGCTCCATACATAAATTGCTGTCTTGAACACAGTATTTTCCAACAACATCTAATTTTTGCCTGGTCCTATAAGCCTCAAATATGTCTTTGTATGTCACCGGGTCTTTTGTATCGTTATTTAAAAAGACTTGTGATACGTTCTTTAGAGAATACGTGTCCAATTTATGATCGCGTTGAATCAAAGGTAGTAAATCTAGAAGAAGTATGCCTTCCCAGTTGAAAAATTTAAACTCTTGATTTTTGAACGCGCTTGAAGACCATTTCACCGTTTCAATAGCAGCCGGAATTTCTTTGTTAAACCCCATCAATTTTAGATCTCCACTTAGACAGAAGCGGATACACCTCTTCATCAAATATTCAATGTCGAACCCGAAAATATTAAATCCTGTAAGGACGTTGGGCTTTTCCTCGGAAATAAATTCTATGAACCCCGACAATAGATCTTCTTCGCTATCAAAGACCTGAACGTCCACACCTTCTAACAATTCTGACGTTTCAATATCCATATCTGTTGCAGCCAAAGTCAACAATACTTTTCGCCGTGGAACACCATAGCCCTCTACGACACACGAAATTTGGAAGATTGCATCTCCCGGACGATCTGACGGCATCTGATTGATTTGAGTGGAATTTACTTCCAAATCAAACGCTATCGATTTTGGAACAACGCGATCGCCATCGCATTTCGACAAGTTCTTCCACTTTATCACATATTCCAAATCGCAATTCGTCATTCTGTCTTCACCCGTTACTTCTTTTGCGTCTTTTAACTCTATCCAACCAGCCATCGGCAAATCTCTGAGAGAGACCATCTGTAAGATTGGCGACGCCTGGGTTTCGTGAACTTTCAAACAAACCCTGTCTTTTCCTGGGATAAAAATCCCGTATTTCAGCTTGTTCGTCATGTCGTAAATTAACTGTTTCGATTCACACTGACAAAATAGGAATGGCGAAAGCTCGGACTTGTTCGCAGAATTGTATAAATGGGCACGCCCCAATACTTCTGAATATACAACAAATGGGCGAACAGCTTCTTGGACGAATTTCACCGTGTCGTCATTATCATCTGGCAATTCCACATAAGCGTATGGTGTAAAGGATGTTCTAACGCACACATTTTTTTGGCGCGCGTTTTCATCGATTGATATCCCATAAATACGAATTTGAGTTTGTTCATTGTCTGGATCGGTATTCCAATAATATGCAAATATTCTATCTGACACCATTTTGAATTAATCCTGTTCCGTTAAATTAGAAGAATCAAATTTTTATGAAAGCGTTCACGAGGAGAGTTGAGTCAATACGACGTATTGACTCAACTGTCGTTTTTGATTAAAACACAGTTGTCTGTTAACTTCGTCGTCAAAACCGTGTTTCTCGAATTGTTCTGCGATAATTCTTTCTCTCGCAGCCCTTTCATACCTCTAAGTTAATCAATAAAATTTGAATATCAACAAAACAAGAATTAAGAAATGTAAAATGTCTATTTCTCTAACAGATGAACAACAAAATATTTTTAGAAGTATCAAGGACGGCTCAAACGTGTTAATAACAGGCCCCGGTGGAACTGGAAAAACGACATTAATTAGTTTTATCGTTTTAAACATGTCTGGAAATATAGGCGTAACCGCCATGACTGGCGCGGCAGCTGTTTTAATAAACGGCCGAACTCTACACTCGTTCCTCGGAATTGGTCTGGGGAAAGAAAGCAAAGAGGTGCTTACATCGAAAATCAGCCGTTCGTCTAAACTAATAAAAAGATGGGACAGTTTAAAAATGCTAATTGTGGATGAAGTAAGCATGTTATCAGGAGAGCTCCTCGAAAAACTGAACTATATTGCTCGTCAGATTAGATCTGACGATTCAGCATTTGGGGGGATCCAACTTGTTTTTTGTGGAGATTTTCTACAACTTCCTGTGATTAACGGGGAGTTTTGTTTTCTTTCCGATGTATGGAAGAAATGCAACTTTAAAGTGATGCATCTAACCAAAATTATAAGGCAGTGTGATGAAGAATTTCAAAGATGTCTTAACAGTGCTCGTTTTGGAAATATATCAGAACAAGAATTAAAATATATTTTAGAAGGATATGATGGTGATGGTGAAACAGACATTAAACCAACAAAGATCTTATGTAAAAATATCGACGTAGATAACGTAAATTTACAAGAACTGTTGAAATTAAAATCAGAGATTTTAGAATACGAGTTGGAAATTTCACGCAATCCAAATGTTTACAGCACTTACATTGAAGAATTGTTGAAAATTCCGCGCAATCCAAAGGTTTACGACACTTATATTACAAAAATTTGTAATGCTCAACCATTATTAAAATTATCAGTAGGTGCACAAGTTATGCATCTGGTCAACAAAGATGATATTGTTAACGGTAGCAGAGGTGTTGTAGTCCGATTTGAAAATGATTTACCAGTTGTAAAGTTTAAAAATGGGTTAACACAGACCATTGGTTTCCACGCGTATGAAATTACTGAAATTTGCGAAGGAAAACAGAGATTAATTGCAACTATTTATCAAGTACCCTTAAAGCTAGCGTATGCCGTAACTGTTCACAAAAGTCAAGGCATGACGATTGATTGTGCAAGTGTTGACCTTTCAGGGGTGTTTGAATACGGCCAGGCGTATGTCGCTCTTTCCAGAGTAAAAGGCGTTAAAGGGTTACAGGTTTTCAATGCAACCACAAAAGCGTTTAAAGCGCATCCACATGCGCTGAAATTTTACAGTTAAACAGCGGCGGTTAATTTTTTATGAGAGAGTCTCATAAAAATCACGAAGAACTTTTGTTCATATTCAAAAATGGGAGAACATATAATTGGGAGAATAACCCAAACAAATCAAAAATTAAAATATCAACCAGGAGCAGACGTGTGTGACTGCTTCAAATGTACTATCTTCACATCTGAAAGACCTTGTTTTAAAACAAACAACATATCGGACTGGGAAATCGACCACAAAGACCGAACATGTTGTGGTGGGCTATGTCGCCCACAACCAGTATGTGTACACCCAGATCCCGGAGAGTGTTTCATAGGGCTTGACAAAGATCGGCAAAACCCGCTAATGAACGTAGAATGGGACAGGGCGGCCCCGAGATTAAAATGTCAATATAATCTGGATAAGATAAACACGTTTCAGCAGGTGCAGGAATTCAACAAGAAATTTGGTATTAATAATGACGTAGAATCCAGATATTGCACACAGAAAGTTTCTGATTGCCCAGATGGGTTGAAAGAATGTAGTAGGCTAATTTCGACTGGAGAAGGCGGTGATAGTTGCAGGTTGTGGTTTCAAGAGCAAGACGACCATGTTAAAGATGCAACTATTCAAAATTACTGTCTGAGAAACAACACTGAAGATTGTAAATGTGTCAATAGATCTACGGAAAACACATACAGGTCGATGAAAGGTCTTAAATCAATTAATGATGGGTGTTGGTATGTTCCGTGCGCAAACCCGGCCCGATATTTAGTCCCCTCTCATTTGCAAACCCCGGATTGCCCGAAAAACATGTGCAATGTGCTTTTTGACTTCCTAAAAACCGGCAACGTGTCGTTCAATGATGTCAAAAATGATATAAATTGTTCGTGGGAAACGCCTCCGATTCCCTCGCCCACTCCTGGGCCAACACCTCCAGCGGAACCTGTAGAACCTGTAGAGCCTGTAAGGCCTGTAAGGCCTGTAGGGCCGCCTTCAACCCCGCCGTATTGGAAACAGATTGTTATTGTACTAGTGGGTATTTTTATCATTCTCGCTCTAAAACAATTATGAGGATTTCTTCATCTTGCAATAGTTTTCAACACGTGGCATATTCGGATCAAAGAGATTGTGATTTGCTGCGCGAGCGAGAAGAGACCCAAATATTCTTTGGAATTGTTTTCCATGCCCTATTTCAGGGCAAAGGGTGTGTGCTAATTCGTGAAGTATTACATATGTCAACATGTTATCGTCGTAAATCTCGCCATCGGATTCGGTACATAAATAAATTTTCTGTTTATTTATAGTGTAAGAAGCGTCACTTTTCATTAATTTTACATTCATCAGTTCTGGAAATGCTGGTATTAGACGGTTCTTCAACCGAACAATTGTGTCCTCGTTTTCAAGATAATTTTCATATTTCACGTGGAACACGTACCATAAAAAGAGTAAAAGGATAAATAATATGAGTAAAATTGTTTGCATTTTATTTCGAAATGTTTATTTCGCGATCGATTAAAGGAATATTTTCTTTATCTAAAAATGTCGTTATTTTTAGAACTTGACTCAACGTTTCGAAATAGACAACAATGGCCACTCCCAGGAGAATTTGAAGTCTTGTTATCTCAAACTGGAAGAAATACTCAACAAAATATGGTAGACCCGACATGTACTACTCTTCCGTCGAACACATGGACCGGGGCGTATTTTAATGAAAACGCCCTTGGGAATTTAGCAGTGCAGGGTACTGTAACTACCAGCTGTTGCGCTCCTGTTATAACTCTTACGCCTGTATTTCCAGCAACATTTGAGACCAGAAAGGACTATTACAAGAAATCAATAGTCCAAAACCTCACAACCCCATCTCAAATTTCAACAATTTTGGAATCTTCGGATTTAGGGGGCGGAAAAATGCAGATTGTGGTTCGGAATGAGAACTTTTCGTTTAATGTCGGAGACACGTTGACAATTTTAGATTCCTCGGATTTCAGCGACCCAAATAACTCATATCTGTTCATACCGTGCTCGAAGCAATCATATGCAAATCAAATTTTATATAACGAAACAACCGGCGAAAGTCGCCCAATTTCCTTTGACGACAACACAGGCCTGCTAAAGATTGGCGGGTCAACTCTCGGGTGGGCAATTACAAATAATTTCTCATTGAGACCTGCGGCGCCAAATTTCGTGTGTACCGCGGGAATTGGGTCGACGCCTAGTCAGGTTATTGTCACCGGTACTGCCGCAACGTCAAATACAAATTTCGAAAACTGGTTTGTGCGCTTTCCGCGAATTCTCTACGGAAACACGGAAATCGCGCCACAAGGATTGTCAAGAAGAATTGTCAAATATGACAATGCGTCAAAAGTGCTTACCGTCAATCCGCCGCTTCCAGCAACGCCTGCTGGTATGCAAATGCAGCTCATGCAATCTGGGTATGACAACGCTATCCCGTTCAATACAAGAATGACAGTCGCGGGAGAAATACCAACTTACAGGGTTCGGCTCTCTAGTTTAACAATTCCAAATATTCAGTTGGCTGTCGGGTCTGGAGAAAAACCCGCGTTTTCGAATTTCTTCTACGTTGAACTATCAAATCCCGACGTGTCGCAGGCCCAATTTTATAGCATCTTCTCAAATAATCCATATTCGACACGCGCACTATTCAGAGTAACTGTCAGAAATTGTGAGAACCCAGATACAATGAAATTTGTCCCGCTTAAAGGAGATATGGTTCAGACAATTCGAATTCGTTTAGATTCAAACATGCGAATGCGGGTGTTTTTACCCAGCACAGGGGAAACTTTCCAGACCATAATTCCCGACACGGTGTCTCCTGAAAAACCAAATGATTCTGTTCAAATATGTGCACTTTTTGAATTTACGCCTATTATATAGGTTTTTATTTGAATTTACTGATTTCATAATTTTGTAAAAGTAAAAATGTCTTCAATTGAAATGCCCTCAATCGAAAACTATAAACATGATGAAAATATTGATGTTGTACCATTTGAAAAACTTCGAACATCAACTCAAACATTTACGGTAAAAAGTAATATATTGCTCATGGACCTCCAGCTATTTTTTGAAAAAATAGATCTGTCAAAAAACGACGACGTTGAAATTACTAACATGAAATATAAAACCCAAAAAAAAGGAGTCTTTGAAGAACAAGTTAAGAAAAGGATATCGAAGAAAAAGGCGACTGAAAATGGCAAGCTTAAAAGGAACTTTTTAAATTGTGTTTCAATTGTTGCATTAACTGATAAAAAGATAAACATCAAGGTGTTTAAAAACGGAGTATTTCAAATCACTGGCTGCAGGAAAGAATGTGATGTCACCAAATGCATTGATCTAATATTCGCCCAGCTCGGGCAACATTTGGACATTTATGAATTGCGAGAAGGAGAGACCTTTTTCGTAATTTTAATTAAATCCGCCATGAGAAACATCGATTTCAGTGTTAACTATAAAATTAATAGAGAGATTCTTTCCGAACACCTGAGAAGATGCTCGAAATACAATATACCCCCATTGTCTTCTAAAAACATGGGCGTTAAAATGAAGACTCCTTTCAATATTAAAAATCTACCAATCACAAAAATCGAATACCGACCAACACATCGTGTAACGCACAAGCTTTTTCTTCGCGATTGTATTGACGAGATCGAACCCGATAAAACACGACAGAAAGCCAAATTTGAAAACAAATTTAACAACGCCACGATTTTTCAAAACGGGAAAGTCTTGATGTCTTGCGTAGACGAAACGTTTCAAGAACATTTTTATTACTGGATTGCGGATCTGTTGATCAAGAACAAGAATATCTTAGAGGTGCCAATACCTGTAAAAAAAACATTCCGATTTTAATTTTATGAGATCACCTCATAAAACATTACTCCAACGCGCAGATGCTGTCAATGCTGTCATTCCGTTCGTTTAATTGTTTTAATTGAAGCTCGTCTTCAATTTGAAGCTGCCGATATACAATTTGCGCAGACCGCATATCCACAATTAGCACTTTCATACCATGCTTGTAATTTACGTGGTATTTCGGAATGTTATTGAAGATATCAGTAGCAGATTTATATTCAAGGGCTGAATAGATATCTCCCCGTTTTGCCTCAATTTCTCTTTTCGCGTGTATGAACGAGTTTTCAAACACTTTTGCGAGTTCATATAAATGTGACTGCAATCTATACAGGTTCTTAATCGACGGATATCGATGTTTCAATTTGAAAAGATCTGGTTCCCTTATGACATCTTTCAAAAATAGGAATTCTTCCTTTGTATTACGAATGCGTTGTTCTACGTCTATCCACTCTGACATAAAATCCAAGAATATCGTTTTGAAGTCTCTGGACACGACATTCATTTCGTCTTTTATTGGAAGAGTAATTTGGTGCTGCAACAGTTCCAAAACCCATTTCACGTTATCTTTCTGGAATATACCTTTCTTTGGCCGAATTTCGCGTCTGATAATGCCGTTGATAACGTTGATAATGTCGTTGATAATGTTTGGGAAAGTGTCTTCCTTTAGCCACCCAGTTTTTTGATCAACCAGTGGTTTCATTGGTTTGAATGTGTTGTCCAGAAAGGCTTTTTTATATTTTCTGAGAAGGAGAAGAGGTTTGAGCTTTTTCTGCGTTTTCTGAGACGGCTTTGGGGTCGATTTCCGTTTAAGGAATTTATCCAAATCTTTTCGAACCGTTGTGATCAACAATCTCGGATCTACAAGTGGGTCGCTCATAAATGTTGTGAACCCGCTGTCTGTGAAAACAGTGGGTGCATTCAATTTGTTATTTGGAACATACGCAACACCGAAATCGATAACGACGGGTGTGATTCCATATGTTTCCAGGGACAGAATATTTGAGTCTGTGATATAAACATGCACGTCAAATGGGGTATCAGAAACCATT